TCATTCACATGTCGCCAACATGATTACATTCAAGAAGTACCCACCAACATTCATACCACTCAAGTATTGGGTGTGTAGAGTGAACAAGGAGGGACAAGTAGAGTATCTCGTTATCCAAACGCTTATTGCTTGGGCTAGGAACAAGAGTCAAACTTGTGGCTACGACCACTCCTGCAAACGGCAGCGGGAATTATTCGGTTTTTGTGAGCACGAAGCATAAAAATATAGCAACATGAAAACACACACCCCGAGACTCCGTCTCATCGACCAACTCAAGTTCATTTTGACCGGAAAGAGACTCCCCATTCGCGGGAGCTCACTCACGAAGCTCAACGGGGGAACCCGTCGTTGTTACTCGCTCACGCATAAAGACTTTTAGTATGCCAAGCAACAAGCTCGTCGCAGAGGGTATCAACTACATCAGAGCGCTCAAGTCATTTGACTCAATCGAGGAAATGGCAGAGTCACTCGAGAAGCCGGTACAGGACATCAGAGACGCAATCAAAGCCGCCAGAGAGAGGAAAGAAGCGTTCCTCGATATGAAAAAGAAGGGTTTTGAGACACACCTCGAGCGTCCTCGGTATTGGATAGCAGAGAACGGCGTCAGAAAGCAATTTTTGAGCGACGTCACCATAAAAATTGACCGTACAATCAACGTCCCGTGGAGCGAAGAAAAGGAGCAGACTTTCACACTCACGTTACCAGTCAAAGTCACCGTGAAGCGTATGTAGCGCTTCCGGTCATGGGCGTGGGAAGGTCGGTACCTTGAGTATCGTGTTCTACACGGGAAACACCACAGGCGTTTGGGAATACCTCATATTTTGAGAGACATATTTTTTCAGTTTCTCGCTTTTCGTGGGTAGGAATAACAAGTGTGCAGCCGGTTCAACTCCGGTCACGTCCACTATGAAAACAATCAAACAATTTTGCCCTAAATGCGGGCTCAAGCTTATCAAAACATCAGAGCGCGGCTCGTCCGTGGAAGTTCACATGTACGACTCAGGTGGGGGGACATGGTGGAAGTATACGAGCCCATTTGACCCCGCGACAGGGGAGCCAAAGTTCGTGGACGTGTACCGGTGCCCGCAATACAAGACGTACCTCAATGGGTTTTTTGGCGATAACAGCCACGAGATATTCATGGTCGACGGTGACAATGTAGAATACGGTATCCGCGTGAAGCCATGACCGGACAGACACCCAACCTACAGCCCGTACCCATTTGCCTTGTATGCAGGCAACCTATCCGGAACATGGGACTCGACTTTGACCGGAAGGTGGAAGTGTACCAGTGTGCGTGTGGAGCGTCAGACAAGGACGTACCCATGAAGGAACCGCGGAAGGGTTCATAGTGTGGATAGAGAAAGCGAGCGCTCGAGCGTGTGATATACTTGACGTAGTGGGTGCTTTGTATGCGTTCTGCTAAAATCGACAGCGTCACCGAGAAAAGGCGAAGGCACCGACCATGTGGGCGAGCAACGTACATTCCCCACACCTTGCGGGACAGGACGAGAAGTAAGTCGTCACGCTCATAACGTGAAGAAGTAGGCGCAATACCTACGTCCCGAACATGAAAGAGACACAAGAAAAACCGGTGAAAAAACTCAAGCCGCTCAAGGAAAGGCAGCAGGACGCTCTTTTGAATAAAGGAAAGAAGAAGGAACAGAGCACCGGCAGGAGTAAGTATAAAAACGAGGACGGGCTCACCGCAAAGGAAGAAGCGTTTTGCGAGCTTTTTGCCAGTGACCGAGAGTTTTTCGGGAATGGTATACAGAGCTACATAGAAGGGTTCGACGTTACGATATACAAGGGAAAGAAACCGGAGGGCAAAGGAAACTACATGACGTATGACTCCGTGAAAGTCGCGGCTCACCGCTTGCTTACAAACGATAACATTTTGCGACGCATTGACGAATTGTTTGAAGGTCGTGGACTCAATGACCAGTTTGTCGACAAGCAACTCGAGAAGCTCATTACACAGGACGCAGAGTTCACCGTGAAAGTGAAAGCAATATCAGAGTACAACAAGCTCAAGCAACGTATCACCGACCGTCTCGACGTTCGTCTCTCAAAGGAGACAATGACCGACGCAGAGCTCGACCGTATCATCGAGGAGCAGGATAAGTTTTTCAAAAAGAAATGAACGAGAAAGTCGCCAAAATTGCCGACGCAGCAATCATTCTCACCGTCCTTGGCTTTGCTTTGTGGGGTATCATCACCCTTGCAGAGTTCGTGAAGCTCGAGTTCTCGCGTGAACCGGAGCCGAAAGCCGAGGAGCCGTGCGTCGAGATTGACCGCGGACGTCCCGAGGACATTCGTATTGTCTCCGAGAAGGCGGGCAAAGACCATTATCAGCTATTCATGACCGCTTCCGGTGAAGTGGTCGTGTACAAATGCGATACATGAAAAAAGCAAAAGCAAAGTTTTATTACAAGTTCCGGAGCGCAAAGACCGGAAAGTTCGTTACGGCAGCATACGCAAAACGCTACCCAACGACGACCGTCATGGAGAAAATCAAAATATGAGCCACGAAATTGAAAACATAGACCACGGCGACGGGCGAAAGTCCGTGAAGGTACACGTCAACAAGCTCGACGTGAAGGTGGACGACACAATCACGGAGCAGGCAAAGAAGTTCATCGAGGAAGAAGTGCTCCCTATCCTTGGCGACGAGCGGGTGCACGTCATTATCGTGCACAAGCCCACAAACATGAGCACGAGCTCACAGGTCGAGCGTAAGTACGTCAAAAACTACGCAATCGCAGCAATATCCGGCTTTCCGGTGAAGGAAGGCGTGGAGAAAAAGGACGAAGACTTCATTTTGATTGAGACAGACCAAGCGGGAAACACCGTTGTCTCTCCGTGGGTAGTATGAGCAGCGTCCTTGTTGCCGTCCCCAACATGGGGCACATTCATATCCGGCTCGCACAGTGGCTCATAGCGACGCTCATGCAGCCACCGGAAGGAGTCGAGGAGGTGGGGTTTTACGCTCCGTCGTTCAAAATCCCGCATGACACCGCTCGAAATTATTGCGTCAAGAAGTTCCTCGAGACAGAGCACACGCATTTGCTCTTTGTAGACTCGGACGTCGTGCCACCCAAGGACGGGCTTCAAAAGCTCATAGCGGAGCGCAAGGACGCAATCACGGGCATATACCACCACCGACGGGACGACAAGCGCGTTGCCGTGACCTACGAAGCGGTGCCACAGCCAGACGGCAAGGAGCTCATGCAGCCAGTAGGAGGAGAGGTCGGCACAATCCCATGGGGTACCGTCATTCAAATCGACCGGACGGGAGGGGGCTTTCTCCTCATCGACCGGAAGGTGCTCGAGACGATACCGGCACCGTGGTTCAAGTTTCAGTACGACGCAGACGGGCTCATGGAGGTTGGCGAGGACGTCGACTTTTGCCAGAAGCTCGAGAAGGCAGGGTTCACGCTATGGGCTCACTTCGGCGTCGAGTGTGACCATTACAAGGAATATCGAGTATAGCCATGCAACTTTTCAAATACACACGCAAGAACACCGGCACGGGCATTTATGCGCCCGCAGTACCGGCTACACGCGCAGACATCGGGCTCGCAGACGAGATACAGGCGTTCATGGACGCCGAGGAAGTGGGGTGGAAGGAGAAGTACGGGCTCAAGGCATGGGCTATTGCACACTCCCAAGTGACCGACTCAACCGCTCCCAAGGCGCTTTTTGTGGTGCATAAGGACTTTCTCGACCCCCGCGGCAGCTTCAAGAACAGCCGTTTCAAGGACAGGCGGGTATTCAATCCGGAAATCGTGAGCGCACCGACCAAGGTGAAGAAGCACAAGCCAGAGCGTAAGACGGTATGGAACGAGGAGCTCGGGAAGCGTGAGCTCAAGGACGTCATGACCGAGTACGAAATCGACAACACCTACAAGCTAACGGAAGGGTGCATGAGTTTCCCCGCTAATCGGCAGAAGAACATGACGCGACTCTTTGCAATCCGCGTCCGGTACCAGTATCCCGTGTCATTCTTTGGCTTCACATGGCTCAAGACCGTCGAGGAAGACATCGAAGGACTCAAAGCACACGTTTTTCAGCATGAAATCGAGCATTGCGTAGCAGAAAACATTTATTATGCAAAAGGCACCACCTAGACCCACAGACCCCGCAGAGCTCAAGGCATGGGCGAAGGAGCTCAAAGCGTACCGGAAGGTGAACGAGCAGTACCGGTACTACGAGCCGTCCGGAGTCGCGGAGGACTTCATCAACGCTTTTGCAAGCAATGACTACTTCATATTGTTTCTATCCGCAGCGAACGGCGTCGGGAAGACCGCACTCGCGACCAACATCATTGCGAACCTTGCATTTTCGGGGAACAATCCGTGGTTTCGTGGTGGGCTTTTCGAGAAGTGGGAATACCTCAAGCGGGGACGTATTGTGACCGAGAGCGACCTCGTCGAGAAGAACGTGGTGAACGAGCTCAAGACGTGGCTCCCGAAGAACCGGTACACGACGAGTAAGGCAGGGAAGCACTACGAGAGCCGTTTCAAGACTGATACCGGTTGGGAGTGGGACATCATGACCTACGACCAAGACCCCATGCAGTTTGAAGGAGTCACATTGGGGTGGGCGTGGTTTGACGAACCGCCACCAGACGCCCTTCTCAAAGCCACCATTGCCCGTATGCGACGCGGAGGGGTGATAATCATTACCGCAACACCTATTTCCGGCTCCGCGCACTTGTATGACCTTTTTGCGAAGGGAGAAGTGGAAACGACCGTACAGCTCCGAGAAGGCGACGAGCCGGTGAAGGTGAGCCGTCGCGTGTATCACACGACCGCAGACGTGGAGAGCGTTTGTAAGACGCATGGCGTCCGTGGACACCTCGACCATGACCATATCGTGCAAATTGTGGCAGAATATCCAGACGACGAACGACAAGCCCGAGTATTCGGGAAGTTTCAACACCTCGTCGGACTTGTGTATAAAAATTGGAGCAGAGACATTCACGTCATAAAACCTTTTGCGCTCGACCCGAGTGAGTACTTGGTGTATCACGCACTTGACCCGCACCCACGCAATGAAGACGCCGGAGTGTGGCTCGCCGTCGACCGGAAGGGCAGGAAGTTCATTGTGGACGAGTACTACGAGAACCCCGCTACCGTGAAAGAATTGGCGTATGCGCTCAAGAAGAAGCACTCACAGTACCGTATGGCAGAGCCGTTTCTATGTGACCCGAGCGCTTTCATCGTCGACCAACACACCGAGCGGTGCCTTGCGACCATGCTCCTTGACGAAGGACTTGTGTACATTGAAGCGTCCAAAGCCCGTGCCGCAGCCGACGAGCGTATCCGTATGGCAATCGACTACCGGAAGGTGAACGGCGACATGCTCAAGCCACCAGAGCTCTACGTCTTCGACACTTGCAAGCGTTTCATATTCGAGATTGAGCACTATCGGTGGCAGGAGTGGAAAGGACGTGCCGCCATGGAGCGTGACCGGAAGGAGAAGCCCGTCGACAAGGACGACCACGTCATTGAGTGTACCGGACGCCTACTGTTCCAAGAGCCCGCGTTCTATGAGGAGGTACGACGTGCTCCGGCGTCGACCATGGGGATAGGAAGCTTTGACCCGTATTCATAAAATGAGATAATGAAGGGGCAAGTTTGAGAGCAGCTTGCAATGGAGACGTGCTAGGTGGGAGACGCGACTCCTACTTTCACTCAAACGCCACGACATACAGCCCGTGGCGTTTGTGTATAAGTATGGGGATATGTGGACAACTCGGTACTTCACAGAGACGTCATGTGTGGTATCATGGTGTCAATGCCATATCCAATCAAAATTGCATATTGTGTTGTGAACGTGAATGTGGGTATGGCAGTACCTCGCGTTCACAACATAGTATGTAAACACTAAAGGCACGCGCTTTGCGTGTTTTTTTCGTATTTCTGCGGCGTATGGTGGGGCGAACCCAAGGAGCCATACAAGGTAGTCGCTTTCAAAGCGACTACTCCGTGGACGCCAACTCAATTCTTTGGGACTTATAGACTGATGAGGTCGAGCAGCAACTCGCCACCCGCGGCATATAAGGTCACTGTATACGTTGTCCTAGACTCACGAGCGTATACACACTCGCCATACAGCACATTTGAAATCCCGAAGGGGAGAGTGACTGTATCGGACAGTCGAGAGCAAGTCGGTTCCAACATATTCGCGGAGCAAATCGACGAGGAAAAGTCAGTCTCAACGACGGGCTTTTAGACGTTCTGTACCCGAGCATAATTGAAAGAAACATGAAAAGAAAATCATACGTCGTCATGTACCGTGACAAAAAGTGTCCAAAGTGTAGCTCACTCATGGAACATCGAGAGCACGACTTCATAACTGAACGTCACCTCGAAGCACCATACTACTTCAAAGAGTGGGATTATTGCGTCGAGTGTGGCTTCCTTCAACACGACGAGAAGTACAAAGTCACGAACAACAACAAAGCATACCGGAAATACGAGAAACGCATTGCCGGAAATCAGCTTGTGACCAGTCGTCACATCAAGAACGCAATCGCAGAAAACGAACAGCAACGCAACTTTTTCAAGAGTTTATAGTATAATTGACTCGTTCGCGTTCTTTTTCGGAGTCGTCAGTCTCCTCGCGTGACTTCCGTACCGAGCAATCGGTGGCGGCTCCTAAAAAGCACACGATATACACACCTTTCTCCACGGAAGGCGTATTGACTTTTATCGAATATGGTACAATGAAAGTGTCGCCATGAAAGTACGCACTCTCAAAGCAGCCGAGTACCGAGGTTGCAAAGTTTACTATCGAAACTTTGACACCGACTTCGAGTACCTCGCAGTTATCAAGGGTGAAATCTACACAGCTCGCGTGACCATTGTGAAGGAGTGGTGGCAAATGCTTCTCCGTCGGGACTACACTGAAAAGCAAATCCTCGACGCCACCAACTACATAGCACGGTTCGCAGAAACTACGATTGACCATATCCTCGACCAGAAGAAATCGTAGACAATAATAAAACAAGCACGTCGCCAAGCTCATTCGGGCTTTTTATGGCGATATTTTTATATGGCAACACCCACAAAAGAAAACAAAGAAGTTCTTGAAGTAGAAAAAGTCGAGGAAGCCGAAGGTACCGGCACCGACTACTCCGAGCTCGTGAAGCAATGCGAGTCCGAGTGGAACCAAGGGTGGTGGCACATGAAGCCGAAGTGGGAAGAATGGGCGCTCCGGCTCAAGCTCTACAATAATCAGAAGCGCGACAAGGACAGCGTTGGTGACACCACGCTCTTTTCTATATTTCAGACCGTCCTCGCAGCGCTCTACCAAGACCGGCTCGGTGCGTCATTCTCTCCACGGGAGATTGGTGACGACGAAGTAGCCGAGAACCTCGAGCTCGCAGCCGACTACGACTACGACCTCATGGGAAAGGACGTTATCGACTACGAGTGGGACTTTGAAGCGGGCTTTTTCGGACGCGGGCTTTTGTGTACATACCAGTGGGACAAGGACACACTCACACCGGCACCGCATGTATGGAACGCCATGACCGTTGTGCGTGACCCCGAAGCGTCGAGTGTAAACGGCGACCGCACCGGACGCGGGAAGGCACGCTTTATATACCGAGAAGTTCGCATGACGAAACAGGACATGCGCGACATGGAGGTGTATTTCAACTTTGAAGACCTCAAGGGCAGCGTATCAGCCAAGGACACCCGCTCACCGCTCGACCAGTACATGCGTATGACCGCCGAAGCAGCCGGACTCACCGACGTTCAGAAGTTTTCAAACGTCGTGGGAGACAATGAGACAATCCGCGTGCGCGAGGGCTTTACACGGTGGAAGGGGAAGCTCGTGTACGTCGCTATTGCCGAGGACGGGCGACGTGTCGTTCGCTACCATGAGCTCGCATACCGGCACATTCCTATCGTCGACCGCGTGCTATTCCCTATTCCTAACTCATGGGACAGCGTTTCAATTCCAGACCTCGTCGAAGACAAACAACGTGCTCGTGCCGTCGCGCTCAACCTTTCACTCAAGGGCGTGAAGGCAAACTTGCACCCCATGTACCTATTCGACAAGAACAAAGTCGACGAGCGTACCGACTTCAACTTTGAGTTCAACAAGTTCATTCCGGTGAAGGGAAGCCCCGCCGGAGCCGTCGTTCCGCTTACGAAAGACCACATCAAGCAGGACGTGTCGTTCATCATGGACACACTCGACATCGGTGCACAGCGAGCTACCGGTACCCCCGACATCAAGCAGGGAGCGCGACCAGACAATGACTCGACCGCTACACGGGACTCACTCGTTGCACAGGGCTCCGAGAGTCGCTATGGACTCGCAGCACGAGTGTTTGGGTGGAGCGAGAAGCGCTTTTGGCAGGAGTGGTACCGACACCTCAAAGACCACATGGCAGAGGACATCGACGAAAAGGTCGTCCGTGTTGTAGGTGCCTTGGGTGCGTCATGGCGTCCATTCAAGAAGGAAAACCTCATCGTCAAAGACGGTCATGCAGACCCCGACATCAAGATTGAGTCGCGTGCCATTGCCGACGCCAAGCGTTTCAACGACGCGCAGCTTTTCCGTGACTACCTCAAAATGGCAGTCGCAGACCCAACCGCACAAATCCGTTCCGGACTCCGTCACTACGGCAAGCTCATTGGTATGAAGACCGACCTCGTCGAGCAAATGTTTCCCCCTACAATCGACGAGCTCCGAGCCGAGGAGGAGAACGCGCTCATCAACGAGGGCAAGAAAGCCATTGTGCTCCCACAGGACGACCACTACGGTCACATGCAGATACACAATAAACTTCCGGACTCACCGGTGAAGACCGCGCACATCAACGCGCACAAGCGAGCGCTCATACTCCAAAAGCTCCAACCAGAGCTCATGCCACAGCAGGGACAGCCAACACAGGGGCTTCCGGACGGTAACCTACCGCAACCGACACGCGAGGGCACCGGAAACGCACCACGTTCAATGCCACAAATGTAACCATGAAAAAGAAAGTCACAAAACAGCAGACGGTACAAACACTCGACTTTCATCAGTCGTTTGACCTTGGAAACGTGACACTCGAGTCGCGCAAGCAGTACGCGCACTACCTCAAAGAGCTCCTCGCGAGCGCAGGGTGGAAGCTCATGAAGCAAATCCTCGAGGGCAATCTCGCTATCATCGAGAAGACTATTGTGACGAAAATCGACGTGGTGCGGAGTGTGACACTCGAGGAGAAGGAGCTCGACGAGCTCCGTGTGCAACACGCGCAAATCACGCAGCTCCTCGAGAAGCCCCACGAGCTCATCAGACAGTTCGAGGGAGAGGAACGTCGACCGGTGACGTCGGACTATGACCCATATAGTCATGGGTTTTTGCCCGATAAAAGCCGAGAGGGAGCAGGTTCTTTGAAAGATACGACATAGTCTCGCAAAGGGAAGTTTTGTTTGGGGTTGGCGACGCTCCTTCACAAAGCTTCCCCCTGCGAGTCCTTGTCGGACTCAAACCTCACGTTTAGTCGACGTGGGAGACACGCCAACCGACCGATATGTTTTTGAACCCCGTTTTCATATCAGTCGAGGGCATAACCAAAAAAAGCAATGTTTACGGGAGAAGAAGACACCACCACGGAAGGTGCAGGTACCGAGGGTGAGACTAGCGAGTCGGACGCTAATGAAGCAAATACCGACAGCTCGGAAGAAGGACAGGACAACTCCCAAAAGGAGTCCGACAAGTCCGGAGCCGAGACTGCACAAAAAGAGGACGAGGAACCGCCAACGCGGAAACCTCGCACAAACGCAGATTGGGTAGCACTCCGTCGCGGTCGCAAGCTAGAGCGCGAGCGAACGAAACACGACGAGGAGCAGGGGGAAGCAGAAGACGAAGGAGACGAGGACGTGTCGCCAGAGGACGCGAAAATCATCGAAAAGGTCGTAGCCAGAAAGCTTCAACCATTCGAGGAAGAACGCGAAGCTCAAACGATACGCTCCGAAATCAACGAGTTTGTCTCGCAGAACCCAGACTTCAAAGAGTTTGTGGCAAAGGCAGAGAAGTGGGCGCGTCACCCTTCATGGAAGAACGTACCTACGGAACAGCTAATGTATGCAGTCGCAGGGAAACAGCTCCTCACTATCGGTGCAAAACGCCGAGAGGACGCAGACCGGAAAGCCCGCGAAACCAAGGTTGGCGGCAACAGTACCTCGGGTACCGGAGCCAAGAAGCCAGTTTGGGACATGACAGACGCCGAGTTCAAAGCAGAAGTCGACAAAGTCAAAACCGGTCAAACAGCATAGAGCGCTCACTTTAGTCATTTACAAGCAAAAAAAACGCAGATATGGCAACTACTACAAGGACGCAAATCGCCGCAGAAGTAAACAACTTCTACAGCCGCACACTCCTTATGCGTGCAGTACCGCTTTTCGTACACACACGCTTTGGACAAGTTCGAGACATTCCGCAGAAGGCGGGCTCAAGCACTATCAAGTTCCGTCGATACGGTAACTTGACCGCTGCTACGACCGCTCTTTCAGAGGGAGTCACACCAGCAGGTTCACAAATGAGCGTCACCGACATCACCGCTACAGTAGCGCAGTATGGCGACTTCGTGACATTCAGTGACGTGGTGGATTATGAGTCAGTCGACTCAACACTCACCGAGTTCGCAGAGGTACTTGGCGACCAAGCAGGCGATACGCTTGACCAACTTGCTCGCAACGTACTCGCGGCAGCAACGACAATCACCTACGTTGGACAGGTGTCACAGCCCGCTATCACGACTTCAAACCTCATCACCGCAACAGAAGTTCGCAAGGCAGTTCGTACACTCAAGAACAACAAGGCGCGTCGTATTACTCGCATGGTGGCAGCAACGACCGGAGTAGCGACAGAGCCAGTAGCTCCCGCATACATCGGTATTGTGCACCCTTCAACCACTTACGACCTACAGGACGAGACAGGTTGGGTACCAGTAGAAAAGTACTCGGCTTCAATGTCAGTTATGGAAGGTGAAGTAGGAAAGCTCGGTGACGTTCGTTTCGTGGAAACACCAAACGCAAAAATCTTCACCGGCGTAGGAAACGGTGGTATCGACGTATATGCAACGCTCATTATGGGAGCGGAAGCATACGGAGTATCACGCATTTCAGGTGCGGCATTGCAGAACATTGTGAAGCCACTTGGCTCCGCAGGAACCGCAGACCCACTTGACCAGCGAGGAACGACCGGTTGGAAGGCAACATTCGTTGCGAAAATCCTCAACCAAGACTTCATCGTTTGTCTACAGCACGCAGTATCGAGCTAGTAGTAGTGAAAAATAGGGACGACAAGCCCTAGCCAACCCCATTTAGAAGGAATAACGTCAAAACTATGAGCTACGCAGATATGACCTACGCGGACTTGAAAGCCGCAGCAAAGGAGAGGGGGCTCACAGCGACCGGAACCAAGGAGGAGCTACTCGCTCGGCTCGAAGGAGCCGAGCCAGTGGAAACTCCGGAAGAACCAGAAGCAGAGCCAGAAGAAGTGGAGGAAGTCGAGACGGTGACTGAACCCGTACCAACAGGCAATGAAACCGTGAACGACAAGCAAATTGAAAAAGAGTGGCGAAACGACGTACAGAAAATGAAGGCACACCTCGACAAGCAACCAAAGGTGTCAGTCATGATACCGCTTGAACAGGGAGTCCCGCCGGAGTCAGCGGACAAAATACCGTTTGTGGTCAACCTCAACGGCTACCGTATGGCTATCAAGCGCGGAGTCTTCGTCGAAGTACCTATGCAAGTCGCGGAAGTGGTCAAAGCGAACCTCGAGTCAGAAGGAAAGATTGGCTCGGAGTACCGTCTCGACCGCAACCCAGACAAGCTCGCCGCACTTGGATAATTACAAGTAAACTCACGTCAGAATTATGGCAATCAAAGCAACAGGAAACCTTCTCGGAGCCGACATTGAAATCGGAACCGTGACATCGGCAGACCCCGCTTCAATCGCAGCAGGGGCAGTCGGTACCGTCACACTCGGCATTTCAGGTGCGGACACCGGAGACGTTGTGTTCTTGAGCTCACGAGCAATCGCAACCGGACTCGTCACAGTAGAAGCTACCGTGACCGCGTCAGGTGTTGTGACCGTAGGGCTTTTCAACCCAACAACCGCAGCAGTCGACGACGCAGCAAGTTCATTTGACTACATTCTAGTCAAAGTAGCAGCGTAGTCTAACGCTCCAAGCCCTGCTTTGCCCCTTTACGGGGGCAAGGACAGGGTGAGGAGCTCCACATAAACGTATGACAGGCGCAACCTTCACAGCATTGGTACGAAAGTACACGAAAACCAACTCAACGACTTTGTCGAACAGTGATATTTTGACGTATTTGAACGTCGAAAAGGACGATATTGCAGAGAAGGTCGTTGCGAACGTGGACGAAGGGTACTTTGACATGGAGGACGTGCGAAATCTCGAAGCAAACGTCCGCAATTACACCTACCCCGAGGACTTGCTCAAGAGTATCCGCTATGTGGCGGCAAAACTCGACGGCACGAATTGGAGTTATTTGCGGGAAATTGACTTTGGCTACTTTGAAGGGCGCAACATGCCCCTTATGGAGAACAGCCACATCAAAAATGAGTTTGCAGGCAAGGAACCGCGGTACCTCATATACGGTACACAAATCTATCTCCTTACCGGAGACGACATTCAAGCCGTCACCGACGGGCTCAAAGTCGTATTGGAGGTGTACCCAGAGGACTACGTCGAAGCAGACTTGAGCGACAGCGCAGACTTGTCAGTTCCGAGCGCAACAAACGTCGTCCGGCTTCCACGAGCAACACACAAAGTACTTGCAAAGAAGGTTTCAATCGCCTACAAATCGTCAAAAGACAAACCCCTTCCGCTCACCGAAGACGAGAAGAAGGTGGAAATCGACCTCGAAGACCTATACGACAAGCTCCGCGGCAGGAACGCCGTGCGAGTCATTACCGGCAAAGTCCCGTACAACGACGGGCAAAATTACTAAATACTTATGGAAGACACAATCAAGGCAGCAGTCTCCGACATCACCGCACGCCCTTCCGTCGAGGAAGCGGTTGCCGCGTACATGAGCTACCCACGGGCAGTTCGTACCAAGGCATACCCACAGCTTCCCGACGCCGTGAAGAAGAAGGCGCGAACGGCAAGCGAGGAGCGTCGAGGTATTTCATTCCGAACACTCGACGGGGACATGGTATTTTCTCGAGACGAGTACAAACACCAAGTACTTCGACTTACCGAGAAGGTATCAGAAATGGACGCACGAAAGGCGGCGCTCATGGGGCGCGTGGTCGAATTGAAAAGCAAGGCAGCCAAGTTCCACGGCGAGGACTTCCTCGGGGAGCTTGAAGCAGCATTAGAGTCATAAAACCATGGCAGACGTAATCTACAACAGCTTCAAGGGCAAAATCATGGACGGTTCGATTGACCTCGACACCGACACGATAAAGGTTGCCCTTGTGACTTCATCGTACACGCCAAACCAAGACACCCACGACTTCTTTGACGACGTGACAAACGAAGTCTCGGGCACGGGGTACACGGCAGGTGGCGCGACACTCGCGTCCAAGACCGTGACCGTGGACACAACGGACAATGAGGGAGTCTTTGACGCAGCAGACGTGACGTGGAGTTCTTCAACCATTACCGCTCGTGGAGCGGTGATATACAAGTCGACGGGAGTCGCGAGCACTTCGGCGCTCATTTGCTACCTCGACTTCGTAACCAACCAGAGTTCGAGCGCAGCGGACTTTATTATAAGCTGGAACGCAGAGGGGATACTCAATCTCGCATAGTCCTACATTCACCCTGCTCCACCTTCGGGAGCAGGAATGAGCGCGGGACGCTCAAAACATCATGGCAACACTCATACAAATACGCGATAAGGCAAACGCAAAACTCCAGACTTTTTGGACTGTATTGCAGACCAAACAGAATGAGTATTTTGCAAAGCACGGCAAGTATTTTCAACTTCTTCCGACTACTCGCGTAGTGAATGGTGCCGATACAACATTTTCAAAACTCACCCCGAGCGACGAGAAAAACGTGAGTGATGTGTCGTTTGTATTCAATGAACCGGTGCCATTCAGTATCTCAATAGACGAGTGGGTGGGTGACAAAGGGGCGACGGGGTATTCCGTAACGGCATGCATAGAGCTTTTGGACGGGCGCAAGTTTATAAGGACTCGCCACAGCGACGGTACCGATACAAATTGGAGCGAGGTAATCAAAGTAAATCTGTAATATGGCAATGCGCGACAACCTAGTATCGTGGTGGAAAATGGACGAGACATCGGGCTCACGAGCCGACGCTCATGGTTCCAACACTCTCACAGATAACAATACCGTCGGTAACGGCACAGGCAAACAGAGCAATGCAGGTGACTTTGAGTCAGGGAGTTCCGAGTATCTTTCTATTACAGACGCGTCGCAAACAGGACTTGATATTACGGGAAACCTTTCAATCTCAGCTTGGGTTCGATTTGAAAGTCTGCCTGGAAGTGGAAATGCTATGGGGATTTTGACAAAAATTGGTGCAACTGCCGCACTTCGTGCTTACAACTTCTGCTATGACAATTCTTGGCACTCGGGAGCAAATCGTTTAGTTTTACAAACATGGGCCAATTATTCTCAGGGAACCATTGGGTATGTGTCGTGGACGCCCTCTCTAGCAACATGGTACCACGTTGTAGTGGTGCACACTTCATCAGGTTCGGGTACGCACACCTTTTATATAGACGGCGTTGCTCAAACGACCACTTATACGTTACAAGACGTTGGCTCAATACAAAATACTACCGCTTCCGCATTTATCGGCGCAGACCAGGACTCAGGTGTGGGGAGATATTTCGACGGACTCATTGACGAAGTAGCGATATGGGGTAGAGCTCTCTCGGGCTCAGAAGTCACAACTCTCTATAACGGAGGAAGCGGTGTCACCTACGAGTCGACAGGAGCAACAGGTGTCACGGTGAACCCCGCAGCACAGGTAGCAACATTTTCGGTTCCTGCATACACCATGAAGTATGGCTGGACGACTTCACCGAGCGCACAGACAGCAACTTTCTCGCTCCCAACACGAACCGTGACGGCGCATTGGAAAGTGAGCCCGAGCGCACAGACCGTGACATTCTCCATACCGGCGTACGTTGTCGTCGGTGGTGGTGTCGCCGTGAGCCCCAGCCCACAGACGGCGACCTTCACGATACCCACGGCGGCAATTCTCACGGGCTCAATCGTATCACCGGACGCGCAGACACTCACGTTTTCTGTACCGGCAAGCGCGGTGCAGGCGAACGTGCAAATAAGCCCAGACGTACAAACCCTTACCTTCTCGGTTCCGACGCTCGCGTTCATCGGTGCGCTTTGGAAGCGGTCGGTACGCAACACCGGCTCGTGGACACGCAGCGTTATAAATAATAATCCGTAACATGGGAGATATGTGTACCGAACAACAATTGAAGACCGTCGTCGAGGATATTCTTTTCAACCCAAACGAAAACGGGGAGACTATCATTGGGCGTGAAGTGAACCACCACCTCGACGAGAAAGCCAAGGACATTGTATACAAACTCACCTTGCGCTTCGCGTTTCCTTTTGTGGGGCTCGTCGTAGCCGGTGCCGGTATGTGGTACACGCTCCAAGCAGACGTCGCGCGTCACGAGAAATTGCTCGGCGACGAAGCACGGTGGTCGCAGCAACAGCAGGAAGTGTATGCCGACAACATTGCCACACAAATGCAACAGCAGACCGCAGAAATCACGCAGCTCCGCGCCGACTACGCCGACCTTGCGAAAGAGCTCCACACCGACGTCAAAACCATTTTGAACCTACTCTATAGTCGATAAATATATGGCTCAACACATTCAAATCAAGAATATCAACCAAGGCGGTATCGCGGACAGCGACTACCTTGGAGCGCAAAACTCGGTTTCAGAAATCGTTGGGCTCAACATTCATGACGAGTCCGGTATCATCAAACTGAACCAGAGACTCACCAAGGACAGCAGTACCACCGTGGACGACCTTGTGCTTGCAATCGTGCCATGCTCGGACGGCAGCACTTACTTTTTCGGCAGTACAAACGGAAAGATATGGAAGCGCACCTCGGGCGGGACGTGGTCACTTGAAGCTACCGCAGCACCGGCAGCGGGAACCGCGGGTATTTTGGGAGCACGCGAGTACCAAGGGTACATATACTACGCCATGCAGTCTCGGCTCGGACGGTGGCAACTCGGCACCGCATGGAGTACACGGAACGACTCATGGGCGACGTTCACGACGACAGACAGCGCATACCACCCCATGCACGAAGTAAACCTCGTACTCTACATCGGCGACGGGAACCTCATTGCACAGGTAGACGCAGGCACATTTTCAGCCGCAGCACTCGACATCAAGACTCCGCTCCGCGTTTCAGCACTTGGCTCAATGGGTACCGACCTACTCATCGGCACCTACGTTTCATCAAACATCGTCGAGACAGAAATCTTCCGGTGGAACACTTGGAGCACTTCTTTTTCCGTATCAGACCCTATCCCCGAAGTGGGTATCAACGCCTTTTTGAAGACCGACAACCGCATTGTGGTATCAGCCGGAACCAAGGGGAACCTCTACATGTACAACGGGCAACAGCTCGAAAACTACAAGCAAATCAAGGGAACGTGGGGCGAGTCGACGAACAAGGCAATCGTGCACCCGCAGGCAGTCCTCAACTTCCACGGGCTTCCGCTCTTTGGGCTCTCACTTTCTACCGGAACCGGCGTGAAGCTCGGCGTGTACAGCTTTGGACGCACCAACGCAAACTACCCTTACGTCCTCGCGCTCGAGTACCCTATCTCAACCGGCAACCTCACCAACGTCGTCATTGGAGCCCTTGCAGGGAATGGGGATACCTTCTTTGTCTCGTGGAAAGACACGACGAGTGGCACGGTATACGGCGTCGACATACTCGACCTCTCAAACAAGTATGCGACCGGATACGTCACGACACGGCTCTCACTCTTTGACCGCATTGTGCAGTCACTCTACGGCGCAATCACCGTACCGTACCGTTTGCTTCCAACCGGTACCGATATCGACATTTACGCGGCGAAGAACCACGGAAGCATGACCGAAATCACCGACAAGGAGACAGACACCGACCGGCTCACCGTCTCGACGACCGTCGACGTGGGGGACGCGAGTGTGTTTCAAGCGAAGATAGTCCTTGCAGGAACGGCTAACTTGAGCCCCGAAATAGAGCTCATCGACATTGAAGTCACATAATATGGCAGAGAAAATCAAAATCATTGACCCATTCGACAGCTACGAAATGACTCCGCAGGAGGACTCGAAAGGCGTGTACGGTAACGACTTGCTCGCGTCCGTACAGTCACTTCAAGTGGGCTTCGGGACGCAGGTGCTTCGCATTGACCGCGACGGGCTTTGGCTTGGGGCAGAAACATTTGCAAGCGCACCCTTCTCGGTAAGTATGACCGGCGCAATGGTGGCGACATCACTCGACCTTTCAAACTACCTTCAAGTGGGCGGTTCACTTGCCGACATTCAAGCGCTCATTGGAGACATTGGGGACATCAGCAGCGACCTCGGAACAATCAGCGCCGGCAGTCTCGTCGGTGTGACCGTGACGGGAGGAACCGTTCGCACGTCTTCTTCGGGGGCGCGTGTCATTATGGACGGAGCAAACGACGCATTGTATGTGTACGACGCAAGCGCAAAGCGTATGCAACTCGACAATGACGAAATCACTTTTTACAACTCATCGGGGAACGAACGCGGTGGTATCACAACGGGCACAACCGAGCTATATTTTCATGCACTAAACGGAGGAAACCTTCACCTTGAAGCCGAGGGTTCGCTCTACACAATCATTTTCACCGTTGCCGGAACGCAACAGGGGTATTGGAGTACGTCCGGACTCACCATGAACAATCATATCAACATGAACAGCAACGACATCATTGGCATTGACGAGATTGTGTTCGACAAACGAACCTCAACACCAAACCGAGACGGCGAGGTGCTTCACTACGACAATGGCTCCTCACAGAGTATGCGCGTGCAAATGGACGGCACCGATTATACGTTTGACCTTTCATTCCTATAATATGGCAAAAACACTACGCGAAATTGTGAAGGACAGCACTCTACCAAAGGCACAACGAGTCGCCGCTGCTCTACAAATAAAGGAAAAAATGCTCAATCCTCTCAAAGAAAAAGACTTTGACCCGTCGACCTTTGAACCAAACGTCGACGATATGGCGGCACTCATTCCCCGCACACGGAAAGAACCACCACGGAGACTTCCAACCAAGGGGCTCAAGCCGAAGGAAACAATGGAGGGGCAACTTGTAGGTATGTTTGAGTCGAAACAAGACCTCTACCTACTCATTGCATGGCTCTCCGAGCGCATGAGCGACCTCGAGGACAGGGTACAAGCTTTAGAAACACCATAATATGAAAAAGAAAACACCAGAAGACATCATCAAGAAACACGAAGCAAACGTACGCGCGTCCCTTGAGGAACACGGGCTCATGCAGGTACTCGTCGTGCACTTTCCCAACCGGAAGAAGATACCGCTTTTTGGGAAACTCGGAGCGTGGCTTGTGAACAAAGCGGGGGGGATAATCGCCACGAAATACGGGTTCACGAGTGATACAATTACCAGTAAACAGAAGCGTCGCGCATAACGTATGGCAACAACCTACACAGTACAAAAAGGCGACACTTTGAACGCAATCAGCGCAAAGTACGGCTTCAAAAATTACAAGGAAGCGGGTATCACCGGCTACAAATCGGGCAACCCAGACCTCATATATGCCGGTGAAGTCCTCACTATTGGTGGAAAGGCACCGGCGTCAACGGTAAAGCCACCGGCTACAACAGCAGACGTCACCTCGACAATCAACGCAAACCAAGACGCGGACATTGCGGGGAACCAAGACGAGCCACCAAGCCGCGACGGTACCACGACGACCGGCACCGGCTCACGGTATTCCGCTGCGTTTTCAGACATGCAGGAGCTCCTCGGACTCGACGGTAAGGAAAAGCCGGACTCCCCAAGCTTTGAGAAAATGTACAAAAACCTTCGCGGCGACTACAACGTCGACGACCTCGAGACGTTTGTGAGCGACCTACAAGCCGAGGAGGAGGAAATCTTCGCAACACTTCGCGAACGACGCACAGCAGAACGCGGCAAACCGGTTGCCATGAACGTCATTGAAGGACGTATCAGCGAGACAGAGCGACAGGAAGCGGAGCGTATCGACTACATACGACGCCAGAAGCAGACCGCGGTCAACCAACTTCAAGCGGCAAATGCAGCAATCGAAAACCTTATCAACTTTCGCAAACTCGACTATGACACAGCCCGAAATGAGTATAACGACCAGTTCAGTCAGCAACTCCAACTATTCAACACTGTCAAAGGAGTCGTCGACACAGAGAACGCAGAAAATGAAAGGAACGCGGACAATGCGCGTGCCAACCTCAATATCATATACGGCACTCTCAAAGACGGCGGGCTCGACGCCAAGACGCTTTCTCCGGATATGCAGTACACAATCAACAAATTGGAGCTAGGTGCAGGACTCCCGACCGGCTTCTACCAAAACATTGCGTCGCAAAATCCAGAAGGCAAGATACTCTCAACGACGACACGCACGACCGGTGGTGGAAAGTACGCCGACGTGCTCTACCAGAACAAAGACGGCTCTCTCACCGCAAAATCGGTATACCTAGGTGGTGACACGAGTGGCTCGGGAGGGAGCGACAGCAAGCTCACCGACGCCGAGCTCCTTCGCGCTTCACGCTCGGAAATGAGCACACTCCTCTCACAGAAAGTGGGAGAAGACGGGAAGGTAGCGCCGACAGATTGGAAAAAAGCACGCACGGCATGGGTAACAAGCGGACTCCTTGCCGACGACTTCGACAAGGCGTTTGCACAGCAGTACGCAGTAGGGGCACAGAGCGGACTCGAGGAGTACGGTTTCAGTCGCCAATTCATTATAGATAATCTCTAAAAGCGCATGAGTATCTTCGGGAACATTTGGGAAGAAGACGAAGACAAGAAAGAGCAGGGCAGCGGTGCCGTGGTCGTTCGTCAGTCCCAGACAGAAAGCTTGAACCGGACGGCAGCCCGAGGGGACAAAATCTTTGGAGACTTGTGGAAGGAAGAAGAAGCTCCCGCACATGCACCCGCACCGCAGGAAACAATACCGGTGTACCAACCCAAGGAAGAAGAAGCCGGTTTTCTCAAGAACGCCGGACGTGTGTTTGTAGACTTTGCCAAGGAGACACAGTTCAGTCCAATCACACTCTCTTTGAAGGGGCTCGACTTTGCAGCGTCACTCCCATGGAAGCTCGCCGACAAGACCAGTGACCTACTCATGAAGAACGACGCCTATGCGAAGTATATGGAGGAAGCCGCAGCGGGTATCGACGAAGGTGGTGGCGGGGCAGCCATGGGCGTCCTCGAGACAAGCAAGAACCTTGGACATGCAGCAGTCATGGACTTCAAGCCAGTCATGAACACCGACACCGGAAAGGCAGTCATCACCAACATCGAGGAGTACACGTCACACCTACCGCTTCGTATTGTGGCAGGGTTCCGCGCCATTGGCGACAACACCTTTGAGGAAGCATACAACTCAATGAAGGCAGGAGCAGAAGACCCGAACAATGGAGCATTTGAAAAGTTTTTGTGGCAGATAGAAGACGCAGGTGTACAGTCAGGGCTTGGTATTCTAATGAGTGTTGGTGCCTTTTATGCAACGGGCGGTAGGGCTAATTTTCTCCCCGCTTTGTTTGCTTCACAAGCGGTTCCGGCACCGTACTATGCGTCGCTATCAGCGTCAGAGCAGATACAGGAGAAGGGCGAGGTATACAGCAATACCAACATTCTCATCGACACAATCGGAGACTCAATACTCAACTCGGCGCTCCTCGGCTTTTTCAAAGTACCGGCAAGTGTAGCGGGACGGCTCCTTCTCGACTCACAGATTGAAGGACTCACCGAAGTTTCACAGACACTCCTCAAGTTTTCAAATGACTACGCTCGCGCAAAGACCGAAGAAGAAAAGCTCGCAATCATGGAGGACGCCAAGACTTACGTCACGAGCGGGGCTATTCTCTACGAGTATGGCGTCGGTGCTACCGTGGGACTCGTCGCCGGTGGTGGAGTAGAAGTGCTCAACTCAAGGCAACAGCAGGCAATCGACAAAGGCACCCGCGACGTCGAGACGTCACTTGCCTTCCCTATCGACGAAGCAATCAAAGCCGGAGACGTCGACCCCGCAACCGTGTACCAGAACGGGAAGGACGGCGTGCTCACTCCGCAATTCGCCGAAGGGCGAGTGAACGACGTGGCACAGAAGCTCGGACGGGTAGACCCCGCACTTGAAACGCAGTACCGAGAAATGGTCGACGTGAACAACGTCACCATGGAGGGCACCATGCAGACCGGCGTCGACATTCTCGTCGAGTACGGTGGCATGACCAAGCAACAAGCCAGTGAGGTACTCAACACCGCCGGAAGCGCAGACTACCCAAGCGGAGGGGAGAAGAAGCCAGCAGACATCGAGCAAGTGGTGGAGCGTATTGCCGAAGCAGACAGTGGGGCAACGCTCAACCCAGAGCAACAGCAACAGCTCGTCGAAGACCGTGCAGCGTTCAACGACTACGCCAACATTTTTCAAAATACGACGACAATGGTACCGAGCCCCGTGGCGACGGAGTCTCCGGTCGTGCAGATACAGGTCGTCCCCGTAGGCGACAAGGTAGCGGTGAAGTACAGCGCCGACGCCGGAGACGCTTCACTCCTCATCGACTACGACCTATCGACACTCTACCGAAACGCCGAGGAAGCAAACGAAGCGGCAATGAACGCAATCGGGACGTGGGTGGAGTCACAGCGACAGAACAGCGGGCTCTCACCAGTCACACAGACTCGACTCGAGGACATTGCACGCGGGATACGCCAGCCAAAGAAGCAGACCGTACCAACAAAGCCGAAAGCTCGGGAAACCGGCAAGACACAGCCAACCGCACCAGTCGCCGGAGGTTTTGGTGTAGGGGCAGTCGTCACATTCGGAGGACGTGAGCGCACCGTGACGACCGTGGTACCGCTCGGCAAAGACTTCAAGTATCTCCTTACCGACAGCGAAGGGCGTGAAACATGGCTCAACCAAGCGGCAATGAAGCTACTCATGAAGGGAAAGGACGTTGCGACCAGTGAGCGTGACGTCGAAAACGCCGACATCGAGCAGACCGAGGACGGCTACACCGTGAAACTCAAGGGCGAAGGGAACGTGTACGTCTCAAAGGACGGCACCGTTGTTGCGCTCAAGGGAGAGCCAACCAAGAAAAAGAACCCCGACCTATTTTTTGAAACAGAAGAACAAGCGGCAGAGGTGCTCAAGACCGGCACCGGAGTCGACCTCACGACCAAGAAGCTCATCGACGAGAAGCCGAAGAAAGCAGAATTGCCAAGTGGGTACCTACCGGCAGGCGCAATCATCAAGCGTTTGAAGGAGCAGGGGTATACCGCAGAGCAAATCAGCAATGCACTTGCCGACTCCCGCTCACGAGAAGTCACCGGAGTCGAGCAGTTTGATACCGAGCAAGTCCTCGCGAACCTCGAAGCCCAGAAACAAAAGCAGGAAGCAGAGCCGGACACCAAAATCCGCTTCGACAAGGAGTTCGGCTACGTCGCGTCACGCAAGAAGGGCGACAAGTTCGTCGTTGTAGGGACATTCAGCACGCTCGAGAAGGCAGAGGAGTACCTCAAGACCGGAGAGGAGACGACACAGAAAGAGGAGCCGGACGACCTTCAACAGCGACTCACCAAAGCACGGCAAGACCTTCGAGACGGTTTTATGGCAGACAGTTTGGCGCTTACTCGAACCAACGCAAACAAGAAGCTCGACGAGCAACTCAACGAGAATACCAACGGACTCATTGTGGAATACGGGACGCTCCGCAACTTTGTGGAAACAGCCGTACTCGACAAAGAGACATACTTCACCAAGAAAGGAAAAGACCTCGACGGGAAAGACAAGTACACAATCCAAAAGAACCTCGGGGACAACCGGACAGTCACCGTCTCATTGAGTAAGGTGGCATACGACTACTTCGAGTATCTTTCACCACGGGTGACAAACATTGCACCAGACCTCATCAAAGGTTTTGGTGGTGAAATTGCAAAATTGCAGTCCGGAGAAGCAAAACGAGACAACGAAAAACGCCAGAGCAAGAAAAACGTACTCCCAAGCACCAAGAAGGCAGAGACAAACGGCAGTATGGACATATTGCGGGCACTCGAAGAACGTGAACAGAGTGGCGACCAGAACGTCCTCATCAAAGCAATCAACCGGAAGACCGGCGAGGAACGCTACGCGACCGTGCAGAAGGTGAACGCGAAGAAGGGAACCGTCGACACCTACGAGTACGAGCGCATGTCAGTCGACAAGTACTTCTTTGAAAATTGGGACGGCTCGGCTCCGGAACCAAAGACCGACGGAGAAAAGATATGGAACACGACACCGGACGAGCTCGCCAAGAGCAAGAAGTTCACCGAAATGAGGAACGAGGAGTTCGTGAATACCGCTATTGAGTACTACAAAACGACCGAAGACTACCTCACGACACCGGAAAACGAGAAGGGGTGGGCTATTACCTCGAGTCGCGCACTCATCAACGACCAGTGGGCGCAAATGCAGGAGTACCGAAGGAAGGCAGAGAAGGCACGCCCTACAACCGACGATAGTCTCGCATGGGACAAGTTCACCGCGAAAGTAAAGACCGCAGCGGGGTATGTCGACGTATCAGCCGACCAAAACCTCGTCGTGTATCACTCAAAGTGGGGCAATGCAGACACCTACTACGTCACCCGCGACGTGTTCATGGACGCATACAAGGCAAAGGAAGCAGCCAAAACACTCGAGCAGAACCTCAAAGTCGGCGACGTTGTCGTGTACACACAGTTCACCGGCATGGCACCGTCAGTCGGAGAAGTCACCAAAATCAACCGCAGTCTCGACAAGAGCAAGGTCACCTCAATCAACGTCTCCGGCGCACTTTCAAATCAGAAGCCCGCGAAGATTGAGTTCGCAAACGTGTACGTCAACGGTCGTCCGGTAGCAAGTATCCGTCACGAATGGGGTACTTTGAGCGTGCAGTACAACAACGCGCAGTCAGTCGGCTTTGCTATTTCAAATGCAGAACAGGCGAAGGGACAGCTCGAAGGACTCGCAGCCGGAACGCATGTACGAGGACTCGAGAACCGCATTGCGGCACTCAAGAACCTCAAGGCACTCTACGAAAAGTCAGCGCTACCACCAGAGACACCGGAAGGAGTCGAAGAAACAGCCACCAAGCTCGAGGAGGAAGGGAAGCCAGACAAGGCAGCAATCGTCCGCAACAATGCAGCCACAATCACCGTGGTACCGGACTCAATGACCGACGAAGTGGAAGTCATAAAGAAGCCGAAAGGCATGACGTGGGGGCAAATGCTCAAGATTGGGAACGGCACTACCGCCGAGCTCGTCGACCTCAAGGGCTCATGGGGTACGTCCGCATGGGTACTCGAAGGCACCGCACCAACCGAAGTCCGGAACCTTGCCGAGCGGGTGCGTGACTACAAGGACAAGACAATCACCGACGCCATGGGAGCCAAGCTCACCAACCCAGAAAACTACCGACCGGCTCGTGTCATTGCTATCCAAGACCTCGAGACACCAGTCGTGAAATCAAAGGGCTACACCGTGAAGCGCATTGCCGTTGTGAAAGACGACCAAGGCAACACCGGACTCGTGAACGCCGACGTGCTCGACTTCTTACGGGTAGAAACCGGCGACTCAAACGTCAGCATGACACCAAACGGCAAACACTTCATGTTCCGACTTGGCGACAATACCTACATTGCCGGACTCCAAACACAGCCAGACAAGCCATACCTTGTGAAAACAGAGCGGGCAGTAGCCGGAGCGCAAGTGGCACCAAAGAAAAAGTCAGTCCTTCCAAGCACGAAGAAGGCAGCAAACGTCGAAGAAAACCAACTCCTCATCACCCTTTCCGACCTACAGGGGGAAATCGACATGTTTGTTGCACAGGGTAAAAGCCCCAAGGACGCAGCCAAGGAAGCGAAGACCGTGAAAATCCTTGCGACCGGAACCGAGGAGCGACCACCACAGCTCGTCACGAAGACTGAAATCAAAGACCTACTTCCAACCGGAAAAGACCGCATGGTATTCACCGTGCTCGACGAAAACGACACGCTCTATCTCTACTACAAGGACGCACAGAGCGAAACTCGACTCCGACCAAGCGCACTCGGGCTTGTAGAAACAAACCTCAAAGTGGGGCAGGAAGTGGTGCTCGACGTTGCAGAGCTCAAGCAGAAGGGCTCATTCTTCAACGCCGTCGACAAGGACGGGAGGGTGCTTGCCGAACCAAGGCAGAAGACCAAAGGCGAGTGGCTCGTGTCACTTGCACGCTCATCAGACTCATTTGCAGAGTTCTTGAGCAAAGTCGGGAAGCCGTACTACCACGGAACCAAGAGCACGTTCGCCAAGTTCAGCGCTCGTGCAAAGGGAAAGAATACGGAGTGGGACAACACACGGCTCGGCTTCTTCTTCCTCGACAGTGAAACAGAAGCTCGCAAGTTCGTAGACGAGTATGCAGCGGTGTATGCAGACGCAGGCAAGAAGACCCGCGTCGTCGAAGCGTACCTTGACCTCAAAAAGACAATCGACCTCACACTGAACGGTATCCTCACCAAAGAAGACCAAGCAACCGCACTTGTGGAAGCTACACTCGGAGAGAAAATGAGCCCCAAGAAGGCGCTCGAGTTCCTCAATGAAGAAATCGACCTTGGCACAGTCACCGAGTTTTATGACGCGCTCTACCAAAATCCAGACGCTCGCGCCGTTTTTGCACGGTATGGCTACGACAGCGCCATTGCTTCATTCGGAAATGACCAACTCGAGTACATTGCGTTTTACCCTTCACAAATCACAACACGGGAGCAACTCGAAGCCGTATACAGCGCCGTGAAAAGCGGAAACGTGAAAGGGGAGTCCTCAAACGTCCTTGCCGAGTCATTCAACACAATCACCGACAGCGAGAAGTTTGACTTCATTGCAGCATACACCGCTCGGGGAGACAATCGAGACGTCGCAGACCGGCTCATGACACCACGCATTGTGCGTTGGCTTGAACGTGACCGACTTGGACGCGACACAATCGAGTTCGACAAGAACGGCTACGCTACGCTCTACCGTCGCAATGACATGGTGGAAGGACGTATTCAGAGCTACTCACTCAACAAAATGTGGGAAGACCAACTCCCATACAAGGTACACATGGACGACGTGCTCCTCGCAATCGACAGCAAGGAAGTCTTTGACCTGTACCGGAGCGTCAACCAGAAGCCGGAAATCCGCGACGCATACGTCGAGTCACTTCAATCATGGATAGACTTTGAAGGAGCAGAAGTCCTCGTCCGCACCCAGAACACCACACCGGCAGTTCAACCACGAGACACCAAGGGACGCTTTGCTTCAAATGACCGTGCAGAGTTCCGCGGCACACTCTCCGAGGAGTACAGCTCGGTATCGAAGCGCGTCCGAAAGGCAGAACCGGCAGGCGAAAAGCCAAGTCGTTTCCTCGCTCGTGAACCGGAGACAGAGTCAAAAGTCGGGGACGTTTCACTCAATGAAGAAGGACTCAAGAAGGGCGAAACAATCGAGTACGACAAGCTCGTGAAGCGCTCGGAAATCGCTCGTATTCTCAAGACCAAGCTCAATGTGCTCGTTCGCTACGGGAAGTTCCGACAGCAGGCAGCCGGTATATACAAGCCAGACACCGACACGGTACGACTCAAGGGAACCTACCGAAACCCACGCGAAGGCGGGCAATTCACCACACTCGTTCACGAAATCGGGCACTTTGTAGACTTCTCGGTGCAGAAGTTCCGCAACGTCATTCCAAAGAATGAGCTCCCGTCACTCCTTTCAGAGTACGGTGGTGGCTTTGACAGCGTGCCGGTAAACAAACGACGCATGGAAGCGTTTGCCGAGTTCCTTCGCTACTACATCACCGAACCACAGAAGCTCGAAAACAAGGCACCGGAGTTCACCAAGCTATTCGACGAAGCAATGAAGGCATACCCCGAGGTGCACGGTGCGTTCCTTACCGCTCGTGAAGACTTCAAACGGTGGCGAGAACAGCCAGCCGTTGCGAAAGTGGCAGCTCAAATCAGCTTTGAAGACCAAGACACCGAAGGAGCACGGGCAAAAATCAACCGGTGGGCTCATGAAATCTACCGCGACGCGCTTGACGACCTTCACCCACTCTCACAGTTCAGCGCACTCGCCAAGGAGAAATTGCCGAACCTCGAAGCAAGCAATGACCCATATATCCTCGCTCGCAATCTTCGCGGGTGGGTAGGACGTGCTCAATACTTCCTCGAGAACGGGGCAATCGGGCGAAAGTTTTGGAAGAAGGGAGACAACGGGCACTTCTACGTCGACAAGAAGGGGAAGTCACTCAAGGAAATCCTACAGCCAACGGAAGACGCCGGTGCACTCAATGACCTTTCAGTCTACCTCGTCGCACGACGCGCCGTGGAGCTCAACAACCGTGACATAGCGACCGGTATCACGCTCGAAGACGCGCAGGAAGCGCTCGTGACACTCGAGAAGGCACACCCAGAGTTTGCAAGTGTGGCGGCAGAGCTTGACACCTACCAAGACAATCTCCTCGCATACCTCATGGAAAGTCAGCTCCTCGCACCGGAAACCTACGCCAAAATGAAGAAAATGAACAAAATGTACGTTCCATACTACCGCGTGCAGGAAAAGTTAGCCGAAAGTGGCTATATGGGTGGCAAGAAAATACAAGCCAAGAACCCTATCAAGCGTATCAAGGGCTCGGAGAAAGAAATCATCGACCCTATTGAAAGCATTGTGAAAAATACCTATTCCCTCATCAACGCAGCAGAGCAACACAATGTTCTCAAAGCAATGGAGAAACTCGCACGGAGCGACAAGGGACTCGGTCGTCTCTTTGAACACGTCCCCGTCGACCAGACCAAAGTGGCGAGTGTGAACGCTCGCGACATTGTGTTCCAAGCGCTCGGGGCAACGACAGAGTTCGACAAACTGTTTCTTCCGAGCGAGGTACAAGCGGGTATCGACATCATGGTGCCAGACGAAATGGTCAACATATTCCGACCGTCATTCCTTCAAAAAGGGAACGTCGTCGCCGTCATGACAAATGGTAAACCAAAGTATTATGAAGTAGAGCCAGAGCTATACAAAGCTCTCAATGCTATGGAAGTGGAAGAAGTGGGAATGTTTGTACGGATATTCAGTCTCCCCGCCAGCTTCCTACGAGCCGGTGCGACACTCTCCCCAGACTTCATGATACGCAACCCTATTCGTGACACCTTACAAGCGGGTATTGTTTCGGATAACAACTTCAAACCCGTTTTTGACACACTTCGCGGAATGGCGTCGCTTTTGCGACAAGACCAATACTATCAAGCTTGGAGAATAGCCGGAGGGCAACAGTCAGTTCTTGTCGCAATCGACCGTGAGAACCTACAGCAAAACAAAAAAGAGCTCCTCTCATGGAAGGAGCGGAACAAGAAGTACATCAAGAACCCACTCGAAATCCTACAGCTTTTGAGCGCTACCACGGAGCAGGCGACGCGTATTGGAGAAGCTCGACTCGCACTCCTCAAAAACAAGTCACCGGAGCAGGCGGCATTTGACGCGCGTGAAATAACCCTTGACTTCCTTCGGATTGGTGCAAAGACTCGTGCAATGAATAAACTCGTTGCGTTCTTCAACGCGAAGTTTCAAGGGTATGACCGTACCGCTCGAGCGTTTATAGAACACCCGACTCGGACATCATGGCGAGTATTCCAATATATTGTACTTCCGTCAATCATTCTCTATGCACTCAACCGCGACGAGGAAGATTGGGACGAGATACCACAATGGCAGAAGAATACATTTTGGCTCGTAAAAGTGAACGACACTTGGTATCGAATACCAAAGCCATTTGACCTTGGGTACGTCTTTGGTACCGTACCAGAAAACTTCCTCGCGTATCTTGACGGTAAGAAAAAAGCGGAAATGGGCGACATATTGCAACCATTTGTAAGTGGCTTTGTGCTCCCGTTTGTACCAACCGCGGCACTACCAATCCTTGAGAACATCACCAACTACTCGTTCTTCCTCGACCGTCCAATCGTCTCCGAGGGACTTCAAGACCTTCCACCGGAAGCGCAGTACACCCGCACGACGAGTGAAATTGCGAAGGGACTCGGCGACCTACTCAATGTGTCACCGGCGAAAGTCGACAATCTCATCAAGGGATACTTTGCAGGACTCGGGCAGTACATCAACTCCGGCGTCGAGAAGGTGCTCGAGAAGACCGGTATCAACCCACCACGAGTTCCAGAACCGAGCGATACCCTTGCAGACTTCCCCGTCCTCAAGGCGTTTGTGGTGCGCGAACCTATCGGCTCGAGCTCAAACAGCGTCAACGACTTCTATGCAGAACGCGACAAGTCGACCAAGACATACAACCGGTACAAGGACATTCTCGAAACGGGAGACTATGACACCGCTCGCGCGTACCTTGCCGACCACCCAGAAATCAACATGTACAAACCGTACAACAAAGTCGCCGACCAACTCTCCGACCTACGGAAAATGCGTGACCAAGTCTACGAAAGCGCAACACTCTCACCGGACGACAAGCGTGTGAAGATTGACGAGCTCAACCGTCTCATGACCGAGCTCGCATACAAGGCAATCAACATGGAGCTCAAATGATATGAAGAAAACCCTTGACAAGATATGTTGGTATGTGTTCCTCTCATATTTTCTCACGGTCATTTTCTTCGGCATTTTGGCATGGCTCGACGCATTTTGGGCTAGTGATATGGTGCTTTTAGACCCATACTCCGGTCGCGCCGAAATGTACATGGACTACATGTACGAGTAGCTATCCACACCCACTTTGCAGGCGAGCGGGCGAGCGTGATATAGTGAACGTGGTGCCCCTTACAATAACAGCACCGCAAAAAACTATGAAGAAAATCATATTCACCATTGTCGTCATAATCCTTGTTGGAGGGCTCGGGTATTGGCTTGGCATGGCAAACGACTTTCTCGAAAAGGAGTACGGCACCATGACATTCACGCAGCCAGAGCCGGAAGTTCGTGTCGAGAAAATCGAGGAGCTCGAGGTTCGTATCGAAAACGCGCTCAACGCAGCGCTTCCAGAAATTGAGACACAGGCAACCGCCATGTATGAGAAGGCGGTCGCAGAAGCAGAAGCAGCCAAGAACAAGTTTATCGAGAGTGAAAAGACCAAGGTCACCGACAAGGCAAAGGAGGACTACATTGCCGAAATCGAAGCCACTATCTCGTCGGAGGGATATTGAAGGCGTCACCGCATTGAGCGTCTTATTGAGCGAAAAGCCGAAGAATACGGCGTCAGTTCACGGCTCATGAGCGCTATTGTAGGGTGCGAAAGCGGGTACCAAGTGGCAATTCAGTCACAACACCGGTACACCGAGACTAACGCACCCCGCGGCTTCAAGGCAGGAGACAGGGAGCAGTCATTCGGACTCGCACAAATCCACGTTCCGGTGCACGACGTCACCGAGGAGCAAGCCAAAAACCCCTATTTTGCGGTCGAGTGGCTCGCGAAGGGGATAGCGAAGGGGCAAGCAAGCATGTGGACTTGTGCACGGACGCTCTCACTCGTCCGGTAGCTCCGTGCTAAAATAGAAGTGAACAAAAGTCAATTACTACATAACATAAAGACCATGGACGCATTTTTGCAAATCAGCATTATTGGTGCACTTCTCTCCGTCGGCATTGAGTGGGTACAAGCCCGCTTTGGTACCGGCACCATGGAGACTCGTGTGGTGGCAGTCGTATCTTCTATCGTCCTCGGAACGATAGTGTGGTTCGTCTCGAAGAACGTCGAAGTATGGGAAGCCATGCTCGGTATTCTCGCGTCAGCTTCAACCGTATACGCCATGTACTTCTCGGGGCAGAAGCACAACGCAGAGTCAAACTAGACCATGAAACGAGTCCTCATTCGTCACAAAGGTTCCATAAAATATGCAACCGTCGACGCAGAGGACTTTTTTCTTGTCTCGCAATATACATGGTGGCTCAAAGGGAAAGGGTATGTGTACACACAAACGGAAGGTAGGAGAAAAAAGACTGTTTACCTACACCGGCTTATTTTGAAGGCGACAGATTATCAAGAGATAGACCACATAAACAGAAACCCAAAAGACAATCGGCGCAGCAATCTTCGGTTTTGTACACGAAGCGAAAACAACCTAAATATAAGCAACAGCCATGGTGTAGGCAGGTTCCGAGATAAATGGAGAGCAAGAATAAAAAAGAACAGAAAGGAGGTACATATCGGAGTCTTCAACACAAAAAAAGAAGCTATTGAAGCACGGAAAAAGGTCGAGACTTTATTCTACCCAAACTTCAAAAGGACATGAAAAATACCCCACAGTGGCTTATAGTCCACCATTCGTCCGGAACAGACGCAAACCCAAAAGCCGACACGTCAAACCAGACAGTCGAAATCATAAACGAGTGGCACCGACAGCTTTGGAATTACAAGAGCTCACTCGGTTGGTACGTTGGGTACCAATATGTCATAGACAAGACGGGGAAAGTGACACAGTGTCGAGCCGACAGCGACGTTGGGGCACACACCAAAGGGCTCAACAGTCAGTCAATCGGCGTGCTCGTGATAGGCAACTTCGACGTGACTATGCCTACGGTTGCACAAACACGGGCTCTCAAAACGCTTCTCGAGCGACTCATGGCTCTATACAGCATACCGCCAGAACGTATCGTTCCGCACCGACGTTTCGCAAAGAAGACATGCTACGGCACCAATCTTTCGGACACTTGGGCGGCAGAGCTCGTCGCGAAGGAAGTCGAGAAGCCATGCTCACTCGAGCACTTCACGACGAACGAGCTCTTTGCAGAGATACGCCGACGCATATCCGGAATGGGTACCTAGTACCCCTTCCTATATCTACACGTCGGCTGCGCGTGCTCGTACAACCCTGTTCGTGAGCGGGAAGACGCGGAGCGCGAGGACGAGGAGTTCGAGCGTATTGCTAAACAAGCACGAAGCGTGTGCTAGGAAAGGAGGTGGTCAGTCTTGGCAGTCCGGAATAGACGGGCAGAGCACCCTACCCATGGGTGCTCTTTACTATCCACAGTCCCTTGCCAGCGAGCGGGCGAGCGGTGTATAATGAAGGCGGTCGATAGAGAATGTTACCAGAAGCAAGCAAGAACATCGTGGCTACTAAAATCAAAAAGAAGGATATGAGCGCATACATGAAGGCACTTGGTCGGAAGGGCGGGCTCAAAACCGCACAGAAGGGCAAGGCATACATGAGCAAGCTCGGCAAAAAAGGGTACGAAGCTCTTACGAAGAAGAAACAAACAAAACCATGAGCAAAGAACACCTAGCACACAATCCAATCACATACCTCTCCTTGCTCCGGAAATACAATGGAGACATCATGCTCGCGCATGAGCTCGAAATGAAGGCAGCAGCGAGAACACTCAAGGAAGGTGAAAATGCTCTCACCGCTTTGTTTGCAGCACAGAAAGAATACGCACAGTCGCTTGCAAGTATAACCAAAGCATTATGAACACCAGAAAAGCACTCGACTTCATGGCAATGGCGGCGTTCGCAGTCGCAATCGCATTTGTCGTGTACGTTGCCTACGGTGGCATGAAACCCGCACAGCCAACCGAAGACCTCAACCAAGACGGAGTCGTCAATTTTCAAGACTTTTCAATCGCCGTGTACTTACTCGGCAACATCATGGAGGAGCTCGGAGGAGACGCGCCGTGCGTTATGACGTGCAACCAAAATGAAAAAGCCAATGTTATAGAAGACGTGTACCCACCGGTACCACTCCCTTATCAAGAATAATTCATAAAAAAATGGAACAGTCGCCAACCATTACAACCACCGCTCCGGACATGGCAGGGCTCTTTGCTGCGCTTTCAGCGTTTCAAATGGAGCTCAAACCTATGGAGCGAACCGTCGAAGTCAACGCGGGCTCGTACAAGTTCAAGTACACCCCACTCGACGAAATCATGAAGAACATATACCCACTCCTCGGGAAGAACGGGCTCGCGGTACGCCATGAGCTCAATCAAGGAGGTATCGAGTGTGTGCTCTCACACAAGAGCGGAGCAGAATTGCGCTCGGGAGCAGTCCAAGTCGGACGCAGCGGAGACATGAAGAACATCGGCGGGCAGATAACCTATGCTCGACGCTACACGCTCACCATGCTCCTCGGTATCGCGTCAGAAGAAGACACGGACGCCAAAGACCTCAAAGTCCCAGAAGGAAAGCAGACCGTGAAGGAAGCAGCACAGTCACTCGACGTGACTGAACAGCTTGCAGCACTCGAGAAGTGTATGTCACTTCCCGACCTCAAGAAGACGTGGGCGGGCATGAAGCCGGAATACCGCAACAACATGGAAGTATTCAAAAAGAAGGAAGAAATCAAAGCTATCCTCGACAAAGAAGCCGAGGAGGTCGAAAGCGGCAAGACCATTCAGCTTGAAGAATAACTATGCACATCATTGAAGTCGAACAGCGGAGCGAAGAATGGCTCGACGCTCGCAAAGGGAAAATCACGGGGAGTAAGCTCAAAGACATCATTGCACTCGGGAGCGTCCCGAAGGCAGACGTGCTTGCAGAGCTCGAGAAGCGACTCATACCGCACAAAAAGACCGCGACCATTGCAGAGCTCATGAAGCTTTTGCCGGAAGACGCACAGGCACAGCTCGAGAAGACAATCCCACGGAAGCTTGGCTTTTACGAGCTCCTTGCCGACAAAATCGCCTACGCTACAGGGAAGGAAAACGCCATGGAGCGTGGCGTCGAGCTCGAACCGGAAGCAATCGAGAAGGTATCGGAAATCCTCGACGAGAAGATTGAGACGGTCGGGCTATGCGTGCACGAGTACATACCGGACATTGCAGTCTCACCGGACGGAATTATCCGGAAAAAGGGGAAGGTTGTCGAAGCGGTCGAGGTGAAGTGTCTCTCAACGGCACGACACCTACAGGCAGTTATTGAGCGCAGGATACCGGAGGAGTATCACTTCCAAGTGTTGCAGTACTTCATCGTTATCGACACGCTCGAGGTGCTCCACTTCGCGTTCTACGACCCCCGACTCGTCGGTCACGAGGTATGTATCATCGAGGTACACCGTGACGAGGTCAAAGACGAAGTCACACAGTACGAGGAATATCAAAAGAAGGTGCTCGAGGAGGTCAACGTCCTCGCAGAAGCTTTCACTAACTTCTAACAAACATGGAAACCATACTTGGACTCGCAATGATATACACATGGGTTCACTCCCTTGTCGTTATTGTCACGAAAACAAAGGACACCAGTACTTACGAGAAGGCAGTCATGATACTCGCAGCGGTCGCGTTCGTGCTCTACATCATCGGCACCGCAGCATAATATGGCAAAAGAGAGCTCTACAAAAAAGAGGTACACCATACACGGTTGTACGAACCATGAGCTCTACAATGTGTGGAAAGCAATGATGAACCGTGTGTACAACAAAAAAGACAAGGGACACCGATTGTACGGAGCACGCGGTATCACCGTATGCAAAAGGTGGCACGACGTCCAAAACTTCATTGCGGATATGCACCCACGACCAACCGGTCATTCGATAGAACGAGTCGACAACAACAGGGGGTATTCACTAAAAAACTGTAAGTGGGCTACGGCAGCAGAGCAAGCACACAACAGGAGAAGAACCATTGTGTACAAGGGTGAAAATGCGACACACGCTTCCAAAAGACTTGGCGGGAGTACGCACATGGTCGACACTCGAGTTCGCAGAGGTTGGGACTTGAAACGAGCTTTCACGACAAAAAGCAGGTATGCAACAAAACATCATAGTCAAAGCAGAAAAAGCAGGCGACTCCTTTCGTCTCTCAATTCCAAGCGAGTACAATCGAGCAAGAATACGGAAATTGGTGCGTGAAGATAATGTCACCTTGTTTGAGCTCCGTCCTCGTGTGCGAGCGTCACGAAAACAGCAGGGGTACCTCGAGGGTGCAGTCATTTGGGTATATGCAAAATGGCAGTATGGGCTTGACCCACGGAACCCAGAAAACCATGAAAAAGCTCGGTTTCTGTTCAAGCGGGACTTTCTCTTTGAAATCATAAAGGACAAGAAAGGAAACCCAGCGCGAGTACCCATGAGTTTGAGAAATCGACAGACAGAAGCGCTCGACAAGTACGTCTCGTGGGCTCAAGAAAATGGCGCTCCGGTACCGAACGAGGAGCTATACAAGCTATGGAGGGACACCTACTCAATGGAGCCACGTTGGGAGCATTATTGGGACTTCCTTGACCAACTCGGACTCGAACACGACGCGCACCCGAGCAGCGAAACTATCAAGGAGAAACTAAAGTTATCAGCAGTATGAAAGCACTCAACTTTGACCACCTCAAGCGGGAGTCAGTGACCACACCACGCTCGAACCGTGAAATGCTCATCGAGCAAATCGTCGAGCAGACCACCGGAAGCGCAGCCGACAAGAAGAAGCTCGCGAAGGTGCTCGCAATCAACTCGAAGATACTCAAATGGTCGGAAACAGACCTACACGCGCTCCTCGGGAAGAAGAAAGACCCGAGCATACGCAACTACACCGCGTTCGTTTGGTACAGTCTAAAGCTCAAAAGCAAATGACAAACGCCAAGAAAAAGGGCAACGTGTGGGAGAACAAAATTGCAAATTGGCTCAACTCGCACGGCTTCAAAGCATGGAAGGACGCGAGCTCCGGCAGTCACCTCGAGCGGGGAGACATCGGAAACAATATGAACCTCACCATTGAGAGTAAGGCAGCAAAAAAAGTCTCACTCATGGAATGGTGGAAACAAGTGGAGTACTCGGCAATGCAACAAAAGAACGAGCCGGTACTGTTCATTCATGTGGACGGTATGCCGGACAACGAGTGGCTTGTCGTTATGCACTCCGAAGATTGGGTAGAGCGTATGAAAGGAAACGTCGAAACCTTGCAGACATACGTCGACCCCAAGGCGAAGTACGCTATGCAGCGACTCCGCGACAATTTACGAGAAGTCATGAAATACATGGAAAATGGCTAAAAACAAAGACCATTCATACATCAAAAGCCGACTCCCTTCAATCGACTCCGAGCTCAACCTCGTTCACAGTCCCGTGAAAAGCGTCGACGTCATTCGTGCCGTCCGGAAGCTCGTGTCAGAGGAGCGGAACAAGGTGAAGGTATGCCCGTGCTGCGACAGTACCGTCGCGGACAAGAAGGTCGCGTTCAACAAGCTCACCGTCGAGCGCATGAAGGCAGTCTACGATTGGTGCGTCGCAAATGGAGTTCACGAGTACAAGACCAAGGAAATCTCTCACCTACTTGGTGGAGGAAGCGCCGGAGTGTACGCCAACATAGGGTATTGGGTGTACTTTGGTGGGCTTTTCTACAAGCCAGACGGCAAGAAGAAGGGCTATTGGGGTATCAACCTCGAGCGCATGGAGCAGTTTGTGAACGGAAGTCGCACCGCACCACAGCAAATCGTCATTCACGGCATTACCGGTGAAATCCTCGCCAAGAGCGAGCAGTTCTTCGAGGAGTTCGTCGAGCTCGACGAATTGAAGGACGAGGACGGAGACTATGACCCGCACAAGACAATCGACGACAGCACGGCACCAGAAACGGAGCTCCCGAAGGTATCAGAGTATGAAGCTCAACAGGTATGACCAGCGTCAACGAAATGAACGAGCGGACACGCAATGAAGACACACGGCACCAACTCGCCGCACTTCAAATCGCCGTGTTCAGTCTCCCCACGGAGTACCGGAAGAAGGTGCTCAAGTACGCGGCACGCAATTACAAGCGAATATCAAAAGGCATGGAACCACAATACGAAGCAATCGAGTACCAAGACACCCAAGAAGCAGATTATGAGCGGGGAGAGCGAGAGCGCCGCGAGAGCGAGCACTACGACCACCCGAAAGAGTGAAGTGAGTATGAGAGACAAACCATCGCCCTATTACAAGATAAGTAACACACCTATGAACACACCAGATACAGAGAAAGGAAGCAAGGAGTTATGCTGTCGGTGGTGTTGCTCGGAAAAGCACAACCATATCCAATGTACAGATAGTTCTAGATGTCATTGCCCATGTCACACACTACAGACCACACCAGATACAGAGTGGAGAACGCACGCACAACGAGCAGATTACTTTGAACCAGATACTCTTGTTATGACGCTCGACAATATCGACCTACTCCTCTCCTCCCGTGACACCTACTGGAAGGAGAGGGTGGGAGATGTGAAGTTTGACATTGAAGCACTACGGGGTTCACCAAGAGACACCGACATTGAGTACGCAAGAGCAATCACCGATGTCCACAAAATCCTAGACACACTATTAGATAATTTGAAGTGAGTATGAAAGAATACCTACCACCAGACTATTTTGTAATAGAACGATTGAAAATATCGCCAATGTATGACGATTATTTTCTCTACTGCTCTCGCGGAACAGGAGAACGTGCTTTAGTTTACTTTGACGGAATAGAAGAAATGCCAACAAGAATAGAAACATTTTATGTAGACTCAATTACCAATGAAGATAATTTGAAGTGAGTATGAAACAGCACATCGAGTTCATCGAGCGAGATAGTGATTGGAAAGAGCCGAACATGACGCCGGCTTTCTACCGAAAAACACTTGAGCACATAGAGAAAACGTCCGGAACAAACGACGAAAAGCAGGAAAGAACGGCTTACTTTCGCCGTATTGCAGACCCGCTCCTTGCTATACACACAAAGAAACTTGCAGGCAAGCGGGCGAGCGTGTAAAATGTACGGAGGAGTTTATCATTCACATGTCGCCAACATGATTACATTCAAGAAGTACCCACCAACATTCATACCACTCAAGTATTGGGTGTGTAGAGTGAACAAGGAGGGACAAGTAGAGTATCTCGTTATCCAAACGCTTATT